CCCCTGCTCTTATAACTTCTACCATACATCCTATCTCAAGACCGAGATCTTCAATGATTCCAATGTTATGTAGAGTTGCTCTTGCCACTCTTGCACCATCAATGTCGATAGGATCTAGTATTGCTACTGGGGAAACATTCCCTGATTTTCCTACTTGCCATACAACATCAATAAGTTCTGTGACTACACCCTCTTGTTTTACTTTCTTTGCAAATGCTCCTCTTGGGTGATGAGAAGTATATCCTAATTTTTCAAAAGCATCATTACTAATTACTCTCCATACTTCTCCGTCTTGGGGAAACATAGGATAATTACTGTCAATGATTGTTTCAAATCCACACTTATCGAGAAAGTCCATGTCATCAATAAAGTCAGGTGTTGGATATGGTTGTATTCCATATGCAATGAAAGTTAAATCTCTATTCTGAAACTCTATCACATCATGTAAACTTAGCGCACCCGCTGCATAGTTACGACTATTCTTAATCGTTGCTGGGGCTACTACTTCTCCTGTGATTTGTATTATGTGTTTGCCTGTGCAAGGCAGAAGGATACGAGGTACTAGAAACCTCATGTTGTCTGTGATGTCGAGACCATGTTTGCCATCGCCTCGTGTTAAGGCAAGTGATAACCTGCCATTGATATATTGAAGACTTACTGCTGCACCATCTAGTTTTGGTGTAACAGTTACGGGTTCATTCCCATAATCTGGGTGATCTTCTATTGAATATGCTTTCTGTAAAGAATACATAGGAAAGGCATGAGGATATCTCGCGCCCTTATCTCTAATAAGATCATGTCCTACTTCGGTAGCTACACCTAGTTGTTCTTCGAGTCTATCATAAGCCTCGTCAGACATAAGTGGTTTACCGTTGTAGTAGGCAATTCTTGCCCGTTTGATTAGTGCTTCTAAATTTTTCATATGTATATTATACTAAAATTATAAAGACTTGTCAAGAATTATTTTATGGTAGGTATATTTGATCTAGTAAGTCTTTGAATTCTTCCTCCAAAATGCTTTTGCTCTCTGCTAACGAGAGAATTTCTACTAACCCTTGAAAGAGATTTCTACTATTGTCAAAATCAATAGGCATACTGATACCTTGATTTGATGGTTTCCATTCTTCCTCAAAGTCTAAATAATACTTTCTTAACGAGATATACTCTATGTCTCGAAAGGTAGAAACTACAAGGCGCACTTGTTCATGCTCAGTTTCTTGAATTACTTTTTCGTATATTGCGGGGGCAGTGAAGTCAATCATTCTTAATCACTCGGTTGAGAGGTACAACACTCGTAACATTTTCTGGCACAAGGATTCTATAAGAATCTGTATCCCAGCAAAATAATAGAACTGTGTGTTGACCTTCCTTTGCTCTATTTCTTTTCTGACGAATGTATTCTGTAGAAAAGTCACTAGTGCAAACATTGTACTTTAGTTTCCTAGAGTTCTGACTTCTATAGGTGATCACTGCGTCACCTGCTTCTTCGAGTTTAGCTTTAAGCTTCTCTTTTTTCATTGATTCCTCCAATTTAATCTAACAAAAACTCTTTTGTGTTGCTAAATTGCAGAGGTCTCTTTTATGAGATGCAAAAAACCAAGGCAGTATGCACTGCCTCGGTCAAACTATTTTTTTAACTATTTAACGCTTCAACGACACCTTTGAAGTATACTGCAGCTTTACCAGTTAGTTTACTGATAATAGCTTCATCAACTTCTTGACCTGCGTCTGACAGGGCAGAGGTAAGACTTGCTTGAGCATCAGCTACTGATACTCGTCCACCACCAGTAGATCCACCTGAGGATTTAGCTGCTGGAGTTTTTCTTACATAAACGCCTGCCTTGGTCAATATCATACGAACTCCATTTGGTGATTCACCAAGTTCGTCTGCGATGTCTTTTACAATCTCCATTGAAGTTTCAGGTGTTGGTTCTTGTTCCTGATACATTTCGACTGCCTGTGCTTTAGATTCATCTGTCCAAGCCATTCTTTTTCTCCTATGTTTGTTTTGGATCCATGTGTCATTCCATACGGGCTTCCAACCTGTTCGGTCGTACTGTTGTGTATAAAATCTATCACTCATGTATATCCTTGTTTAAATATAACTATATTATATCGAATTTGAAACCATCTGTCAAGAAGTATTTTTCGGTATCTATGACCATTTCCTATCTTGAAAAATGCTTTTGTATAGTCTCAATCTTTTCTTCAGCATTTGCGATTTTTTCTATCTGTGTTTCGATAGCCTCTATAATCTCTGGGTGTTCTCCAATGCCTACTGGACTTCTTTGATAAACTAATACATTTGCTTTTGCTACTTCTACTTCGCCTTGTAACTTAGCGATAAGTGCTTTTAATAAATAATTCATAAGTATCCTTTGTCTTTTAGTGTGTCTCGTACCCATTCAACAGCATAATAAATAACTGCAGCCCAAACGCCTAAGTTAAGTACAAATATGCCTATTGTTGTGGGCAGTGTAAAAATAAATTCAATCATTCTTTTTCTCCCAATCTTCGATTGCTGCTTTGATACTGCCCTCTGCTAATACAGAACAATGTAATTTAATCGGAGGAAGCTTAAGTGCTTCTGCAATATCTCTGTCTTTTATTTGTTTTGCTTCTTCTATAGTAATACCTGTTAACATATCTACGAACATAGAAGAAGAAGCAATTGCACTTCCACATCCATAAGTTTTAAACTTAACACTCTTTATAATGTCTGTTAAAGGATCAATGCGTAGTTGTAATTTCATTACATCACCACACGCAGGTGCACCTTGCATACCCGTTGCTACATCAGGATCGTTAGGATTAAATCTTCCTACTGAAAACTGCTTGGGACTATTAAGTACTCCTTCAAATCTATCTACTACTTCTTTACTGTATGCCATATTATTCTTCTAATGCTCTGTCGCAAAATGCAACTATAAATTGTTTTGTTGCGTTATTAGAAAGTGTTATAGGAAACAATAGGGGTGTTCCTATAGCAAATGCTGGAGCGGCAACAATCCATCCTAGAAATTGATTTCTTACTAATATACTATTACTTTCTACTGCTTTTAATGTTTTAATGGAAGGGTAGTATAATTTTAATAAAGATATTATCCAAGCGGCAGTATAGAAAGCTATAAAGTATTTCATAAATATTCCTGTAAGTGTCTTAAACTTCCAATGTTATATGCTAATCGTGGCGCATTGTGTCCTGCGTCTTTCATAAACCCGAAGTATGGCGATTCACACTCTGCCATTTCGATTTCCCATAACAGATAACACTTGCTACCATGTTTTTCAAAGTTATGAGACTTTGTTATCTCTCGTTTTACAACTGCAATACAGTTGCCTTGAGCCGACCAGACTCTTTCGCCTGGCATAAATTCTTCTGCTACACAAGGTTCTGGTATCATTGCCTCTTTGATACCTCTATAGTCTGTGTCTGGGAGTTTTTGTGGTACTCCCATTCGTTCTATAACTGCTTTAATAAAAGCTGGGGAACGATATAATGCTTTTGCAATATCAGAAACATTAGAGCCTTCTAAATAGTACTTAACTATTGATTTTTTCTCTAATTCTGTTACTCCCTTGCCTTTATTTTGTGCTTTTCTTCTAGCACGGTGTTCTATTGTTTCGTTATGGTCAGCTATAATTTTACTAAGACGAGTTGTATTGTATGCAATATGCAATATCTCACACGCCTCTTTCTTAGTTATAGGTTTTTCTGCGGCAAGTAGTTCTATTACTTTATTTATGTTTGCTTCTGAAAGTTTTTCTTCTCTTTTCTTTCTAACTGCCATCTTCTACCTCTTTTCCTAGTAGCATTACTGCGTAGTGTAGAATTTTTAATAGATCATTAGTGTTTTTTCCGTCTTTTTTACCATATCTTTGAGCATACTTTATAATGTTTCCTAAACAGAAACTTTCTCCATGACCTGCGTCAAAAATAAATTCAGTTGCTTGAATCTTACCACTACCATAATGTGAATGATAAGTGCCTATAATATGGTTTTTTAGCATAGTTAATGCTACTTCTTCGTTAAATTTATCTTTCACTGTGCTGTTATCCTTTTTTCGTAATCGGCATAATCTTCACTCCACCAATGTGGTTTGTCTCGGTGAGACCAAGCTGCAAAGGTTGCCTTGTCTAAGTGGTAATAATCACGATAGCTTTGTATCGGATTATCATAGTCTTTAAGATCGTCTGGCATTGCCAATCCGAACTTAGTAAAACCTACTCTTTCAAGATGTACTGGCTCAGGTAGTTTGTTTACTACTTGTTCTACAGATTTGTGTAGTTTGCCATAACGATAGTGGTATTCATCATTCAATGCATTTGCATAACAATGAACCCACTCGTGATTGTCCAATGACTCCCTAGCCCAGATTGTGCAGGGATGGTTGTACATCATTGGAAGGTAGGGGAAGGGTCGCTCCTCAAGTGGCAAATGCTTGATTTCTGCTTTGAGTTTGTTTAGAACTTCTCGCTCGTCTGCATTCAGCGCACGAGGAACATACCCTAGAAACTTGTCGATATAAATTGTTGTACAAAGAATCTGGGCAGCTTCCAGTGGCATCTTAACAATATGCTTGTCAACATGATACTGTGCTGCCTTGTCGAGATCCTCGTCTAAGTAAAATAAATTCATAAATTACTTCCAACACTTGTAAATGCCACAGAGACCATCTGCATTTTCTGTAGTCTTACAGTAAGGACAGACCTTCTCAACTTTTTGTGGCTTGATTTTTTTAATGTCTTTGAACTTTTTCATAACTTATATTATACTAAAATTATGAGATGAAGTCAAGAACTATTTTCCAGATCCGTTAATTTTATCCTTTGCTGTTCCAGCATATAAGCCGAACCAAGCTGCTCCAGCACCTACTACGATACTGATAAGTCCTGACTGTTCCATTGTAGGCTCTGATAGTTCCATGAACCACATTGTACAATAGTATAATAAGAAAATATATACTGATAAAAATAATCTTGGGAAAATTCTCCAAGCATCAATCATGTTTGATAAGAAAATCCAACGCTGCCAAGGATTATCTGGCTCTCTGTTGGCTTCCATCTCTACTATTTTTGCTTTGAGATTTGAGTTTTCTTGTACAAGTTCCATGAATTTATTAAGATCAATTTCGACCTCATTTCTACTCATGTCTCCTGCGAATCTTTCGTCTGCCATTAGCTATCCTTTGCGTCTTGCTTAGCTTTACCAACATTGATTGCAAACCAGTCAAGAACTTTATACATTTTCCCGACTAACTTGTCATCTTTTGGTGTATCTGTACACGCAGCTATGATTGAAGCACTCATGACTAACCATGGTATAACTTGAATCCATCCGATAACCCATTGTAAGAATCCTAACATTCTTCTCTCCTAATCCTCTTACGA